CGGTGGTCTTAAAGATATGTTTGGTGGTATTTGGGATTTAATAAAGGCACCATTTAAAGCAATCGGCAACTTCTTTAAGGATGTCTTCGGCATTGACATTGGTAAGTTTATAAAAGACATGGCAAAGAAACTGTTACCAGATTGGGCAGTCAATATGATATTTGGTAAAGACGATGAAGCCGAAATGGAATCAGGTGAAGAACCATTAAAAGAAAGAGATAAGTCCAAAGAAGCAAAACAAGAGCAAAGTCTGATGAGTGCTGAAGAATCTGGATTGTATGAGAAGGTTGGAATGTTTGGTAAGAGTCAAGTAAACAAAGACATGATTATCACTGCACCTAATAATCAATTGAATGCAATTCTTGCTGATGATGATATTGCCGATGAATCTAAAGAACTAATTGAGAAAGAACTAGAGGCAAGAAAATCAATCATTGCAGATTATAACGAAGCAAAAACAACTCTTGCAAAAGGTGAGACAACCTTAGAAGATGGTTCTGATGCAGAATTAGTCATGGAGATTGCAGAAGATGAAATGGCAAAGAGAAGAGGTCAAGAAATAGAACAAGCAACACAAGATGCAAGACCAGATGTAAATGCAGCGGCCGAGGCAGTTGCACAAGTTGTTCAACAGAATAATAATAACTCTTCTACTAATGTTTTAGTTCGTAAGGATACTGCTAGAGACGAGAATGATAGATACTATGACGATATCATGGCAGGAGTTTAATCCAACTTATCGTAATGTTTCTCTTTACGAGGAATGATTTTTGTTTTGTCTTTATGCATCTGAGTAGATGCGTGTGAAGGTGTTTCTTTTCGAACCTTTATTTCTGGTTTCTTTTTACCAAATATAAGTTCCCAACCGTCAGCATAGGCATCTTCGTTAGAGTTCCTTCTCTTAGAACCTTTTCCCCCATGCCACTGATTCATTATCTTGGTCTATAACCTTTTTGTGAAGCCCTTTTTGCATCAAGTTTCTTTCGTCTTTTGATGTCTTGATTTCTTTGATTCTTTGTATCGTTAGGTTTCTCATGATATTGTCTATCACGAACCTCTTGAACTATACCTGCCCTCTCACATTGTTTCTTAAATCTCCTAAGCATTCTATCGAAAGGTTCTTCTTGTCGATTCTTAGGGTTGATTTTCGGTCTCACTTCTGGCATAATTCTCCTGTTTTAAAAAAATGTATAGTTGCCCCACGCTTTACAGCATCCCGCTCTATACCGATTATTCCGCTATTCGCCAATAATCTTTCCCTTACTTGGTGCCCCCATTTTTGTCCACGGTCCAAGTCTGCCCTTGTTCTTGCATCACTTATACATAATATAAACACAAGGGCACCCAACTCAAAGATTAACTGTCTTCAGCTAATCTTTTGAAGTAATCCATCGCGTCGTCACCTTCACTTGATTGTGCGGAAGTTGATTCTGCTGATGCGATTACAGGTTCAGTTGCAACACTTTCAGTATTAACATTTGACCATGGCACTTCTTCCTGGTCTTCTGCAATACTTTCTGCCGTGCTACCTGATACTGCACCTGATAGGCCTAAGACTCTATCAAGTTTCTCTTTGAGTTCGTCATAAGACTTGAACTCATCTGGAGAGATTACTTCGCTTAAAGAATGAACTAAACTAAATGTAGAGTTAATCATTGCTTCGTCACCTAATGGTGAAGTTGCATCGAACTCTGATTTGTCATAGTTCCAGTAACCATCAACTTTTCTGATTTTGATTTTAAAGTTTGCACCTTCTGTCATATCAAATGGGTTGATTGCACTTTCATCTTCAAATGCTGGAGAGATTGCCTCTTTGAGTTGTTCAAAGATTTTCTTTCCAAATCTGTATTTGAAAACTTTGCCTTCATTGTCTGGATTTTTAGGGTCTGAAACAACATAAACATTTGAGACATAGTGAAGTCTACGCTTCTGCTTTCTCGCCTGTTCTTTGTTTGCTTCGATACCTGAATTCCACAATGTAGTATTGTATTCAGACACAGGGTCTTTTTTATTAAGAGTCGTTAAAGACTTCTCAATATACCACCCACCAGGTCCTTGAAAACCATGGTCCCAATATGAAACCCACGGCATTTCTTCGCCTTCTGGAGTTGGTAAAAAACGAACTACTGCATAACCATTACCTGATTTATCAAGTTCTGGTTTCCACATAGTATCGTCATTGTAGGATTTTTTCTCACCTTGAGCTGGTGATGCGGTTTCCATGGCCGCTCTGAGCTTATCTAATGATGCTGACATTGTATTCTCCTATTGTATTCGTATAACATTGTATTTGCATTTTATCAATCAGTACAAACCTATGCACTGACTAGTCCATTATAAGACCTACATAGTGTCCTGTCAACCAGGTTTTCTGTAAAACTTATAAAGTCCTGGGTATATTTATACCCAAAATTGGTACTACTCACACAAATCTATTAATAATGATTTGTATTTCACTCGGTTGAATTCCACGAATGATTTGTATTTGTTTATTTTGACATGAATTCCAGGATATATTATTCTCTCTGATATTAATCTATCCCAATCTTTAGTAAATCCTATAATCTCATCCATAATACAGAGTGTCTCTAAAGATACTTTCTTTGCCATAAACTCTTTTAAAAGAATAGGGTGTTGTCCGTTCTTAACTTCTAACACCTTCTGAATATTCTTTTTACGAAGTAAATCGTTTACTTCAGTTTCGAACAGATAAGATAACTTTTGATTATTCTTTTTCCATTCTTTGTAAACTTTAACACACTCATCACTCAATAGGTCTCCTGCCCACAAATCCTTTTTAGAAAGGTTTGCAATATAGAAATCTTGTAGTTCGTGTTTATATGTTCTAAACAGTTTACCGAAATGATACTTATCCTTTCGTTTGAGAAAGGACTTTATATCTGCTTTGACTTTGCCATTATACTTAACAAAGTCATAGTCGTTAGAATAGAAGTGTAATTTTATACCAAGGTATAAAGTGTATGCATCATATCCTTCACGACTCGTCATTAAGTAATGATTTTCTTTTCAGGTGGTGTTTGAATTACTGATTCTTCTTTACCAGTGTTTGCAACAGCAGTTTGATGTGCCTCTGCAACCATTTCATTACACTCTGATACGAATACATAAGTTTGTACAACCATAGATTCAGGATTTTCTTTTCCTGTCACTGCGACTCCTTTAGCAAACCCCATACCACCTTCTGGATTCTTAACAATCATTTTCGGATTTTTAAGAGTTAATGGTTCAGTCTTTGCAAGTTCCCCTACATACTCTCCTGTGAAAGTCACAACTGTGACTACATCTCCTTTCTTCATAATATCTCCTATTATTTTTTAGTGTCAAAGAAACCTGATAAGGTTGCTTGACTATTAGTTCCACGATTTACCATATTTAAACCTGTTGCCTCTGCTTCTAACTTCTCCTTTAAGGGTGGAGATAGAAGTCTTTTAGCACTTTCAGGTTCTAACATGTTTTGTTCACATACTTTAAGTATAGCAGACATTACATCTGACTTGCCATAACGACATAGTTTCTCTACTTTTTCTGTAAATTCTTTTTTTGATATCATCTAAATTTCTCCAACTTCGTAAGTTGTATCGAAACCACCTTTTCTCATAGTCCACATATCTTCGTATGAGTCAAGTGTATCTAAATCAATAATAAGGTCATTGATTGCATTTTGTTTATCGTCTGAAAGTTCTTCAATCTCATCTTCAAGGAAAGACATGAACTCTTCTTCTGTGACTCCAATCTCTGTTAACATTTCTGTTTCAACTTCCTTTTGATTAGCAATCTTAGTTTGATGCCATTCGTTTTCTATAAATCTAATTCCCATTTTATACTCCGTATATGTTTCTGTATCGTTTTCTTAAATCAACTAACTCGTCAATGTAGTCTAAAGGATTACATGTGAATAATTGAAATGCATTAAGACCTTCTACTGCAACTAGAGCAACACATTCTTGTATTGCTTGTCCTGTTAACTCTTCTACCATAAGTGCATATGCAGTCATTTGAATAAACCATGGTTTTGCCATGTACTCTTCTTTATACTTACCACTCGTTTTAAAATCTATAATACATAATTGTTCATCAAAGATACCGACACAATCAACACGACCTGCCATTTGCAGATTTGGTGAGAACAAAGGTGCCTCTAAAGCAAGAGGTATGATTTCATCTAATACAGGTTGCATTGCATTGAACATGCCTCGTTGTAAATCATTCTCTATAATAATATCTTTTTCAGCACGAAGATAGTCTTCTACTAATTGGTGGAAGTTTGTTCCTCGTTTTGTTGCTGATGCTGTAATCTTGTTTGCAGTCTCTTCACCTACTCGTTTTCTCCAGAGTTTGATGTGTTCCCTATTTAAAAGACCTGTGACTGTTGTGACTGAAGGATACTTTTCTTCCATGCCCTCGAACTGATACATTCTTTTACCGTCTTCACTTACGGTCTTTGCTTGTAGATTTTCTAAATCTGTTATTTCTATAAAATTTTGCATTTGTTTATACATTATACACCTATTTCTTTGTTTTGGATAGTCTGTTTTTGGTTTGAATGTCAACATGTTTATTGACTATCTCTCTGGTCTTAATATCTTTTGCAGTTTGAACACCAGAAATTTTATCTGCCATTGGTGAGAGTTTGTGACCAGATGCAATCTTATTCAGAACATCTTTAAATCCTTGGTCTGTCTTAACTCTATCTCCATGACCACCGACAATACTTGGTGTTCCTAATATTACTTGTTTGAGGTGTGGGTTGTCTAACTTGAACTGGTCAAGTTTAGT